ACGGTGATCTTCACGCTCACTACGCCTCCAACCAATATGTTTCCCCCTCAGAGTGACAGCCTGAATGTGTCGCCACAGACACCGTCTTCCGCTCCATTGCAGAAGGCATTGACTGCGTCTACGCAAGCAGACTTATACCCATGCCTCATCAGATAGTTCTCAGCCTCGCGAGGAGATGCGAGGCCGTATTTTTTCCCGTAGTGAAAACCCAGGACGAAAGCTCGTTTGATGTCGACGCTCATCTTCTTCTCCTTGCCACTGACTCCCCGAGGCGCGGGCCGGCGATCTGAGGCTCACCGGGGCCGTCTGACTATTCCCCGCTCCCCTGTCCACCTTACCGCCGCAGAATAGATGCCACAGACCGCGCGGCCTGGGCGTCGTCGTACGCCCGCTGGCCGTCTTGGATCAGACGGGACGGCTTTTTTGCCCGAGCGGCTAGCTCGGGGTGGTATTTCCGCAGGAAGCTGTCGCCTGCGGCCAAGGCCGCAATGTCAACCTCGCGGCCGTCGAGCACGATGTGACGGCGGCCTGCCCGGTGGCAGGCCCAAACGATGTAGCGCACCGCGCTGGTGTAGTGCGGGTGCTGCTCCAGCTCGTCTCCCCGGCCCCAGCCGGGAAGACGCCCACTCACGAGTCTGACATAGTGCCAGACCCCTGTTTCATCAACATCCACCTCAAACCGCAAAACGTTTTTCATCTTCATCTCCTTACCCCTGAACCCCGAGGCGCGTGCGGTGGCGATTGCCAACCGTTGAGCGCACTATACATGCACAGCTACGCCCTGTCAAGCGTGCTTCACGCCTTGAGAATACCATAAACATGGTATAGTTGACTTCTGGCGTGAAGTGCTGTAAACGCTAACGGCTCCACAGGAGCTAAAAATGGATCACCGCAAAGCAATCGAGCTGCTGGGCGGCACGCGAGCATCGGCGCGATTCTTCGAGGTCACCCCGACGGCCGTGACGCAGTGGAAGCGCACCGGCATCCCGCGCGCCAGGCTGATGTACCTGCGCGTCGCGAGGCCTGACGTGTACGCTGCGGCGCTTGGGGAAGAGCAAGCCGAAGACCCTGCACGTGCTGTCGAGTAACGCGCCATGAGCGCGAAAAGAAGGGCCGCATCGGAGGCGGAGCTGGTCGAATACGTCCGCAGCCGGTGCGTCCAGGACGACGACTGCCTGCTGTGGCAAGGCGCGATGAACAACTGCGGCAGGCCCGTGTTCCGTCTCGTCGGCTGCGGCACCAGGGATCCGCGCAGGGTGCTTTGGCTGGCAGCCGGGCGTAAGCTGCTCAAGGGCCGCGTTTTTGCCAAGCCGAGATGCAACGAGCGTTGCATCGCGCCGGAGCATCAGCTTTACGTCACGCGCGCAAAAGCGATGCTTTTGGCTTCGGAGGACGGGCGGCTGTCCTGCGGCGTTCGGCATGTCGTGATCGCTCAAGCAGCCGCGCGAAAGCGTCCGAACGTAAAGCTGACCGCCGAGATCGTGGCAGCGATGCGCGCGCGCTACGCGGAGACTAGCAACGCCGCATTGGTGGCGCGCGAGTTCGGCATCAATCACGCGCATGCGCACAGAATCATCCGCAACAAGGCGTGGCGGACGGTGACGCCGTTCAGCGGATTGGCTTAATGGATGGCGCATCTAGATTGGATCGGGTGCGAGATCAATCGATCTTATGAGCCACTGCAGCGCGCACGAACTGCGCAGGCGGCACTTCTGTTGGCGTGAGTGCAATGCGCGGATTTAGGTTGGTGATCATTGGCTAGAAGGTCTACGTATGAGCATCAAACTGGTGACAAAGGCATGGGAAACCTGCCTTCCAATGACACGGAAGATCGTCCTGTTGGCACTTGCAGACGCAGCGGATGAGTCGGGTATATGTAGACAACCTGTTGAGCAGATTGCAAGCAAGTGCTGTCTATCTAAGCGAACGGTGCTCAGGTGTCTGGCGGAGCTTGAGGGAAATTTCTACATCAAGCGCACCAATCAATCAGGAAAAAGCGCGATCAAACTTTTGGGGCTGAAATGACGAATGTAAACGTGTTCTCAATCGTTCCAATCGAAGCATTCCTTGACAAGCGTCTGACCCTTGAACAACTTAGGGTGCTAGGCGCGCTGTTCTCTTTTCGCGCCAAGAACACGGATACCGTCTGGCCGACACGGGCGCAGATTGCCCAGCGCTGCGGAATGCACCCATCGAACATCAGCCACGCGACGACAGAACTCGTCAAGCTAGGGTGGCTGCAGAAAGATGGCGCCGGAGGCTTTTCGAAGGCGACGCGGTACCGAATCTCGGTGCCTGAAACGGTAGCCTGTTCGGCTACCGTAGCCGAATCGACTACCGTAGCCCATTCGGCTACTACTACCGTAGCCTATTCGGCTACACGCATGCCCGTAGCCGATTCGGCTACACGCAAGGAACATAACCAAGAACATACCAATGGAACAGACCACTTTTCACACCCTAACGGGTGTGTGTCCGCGCCGCCAAAAAGCGGCGGCGCCGGACCTGACGATTCGCCGGTCGACGTTCAGCAAGCTAAACCCCATGGCAAGCGCATACCGCCATGCCCGGTGCAGCAGATCATCGCGGACTACAACCGCATCCTGCCGCAACTACCACAGGCGCTCGTGCGCAGCGAAAGACGCGAAGCGCTCATACGTGGACGCTGGAAAGACATGCTCGAGCAGGGAATCGCGAAGGACCGAGATGACGCGCTCAAGGCTTTCCGTGAGTTCTTCGAGCACGTGAAGGAGTCGAAATTTCTCACCGGCAAGGCACAGCCACGCAACGGCAGCGCTCCGTTCGTTGCGGACCTCGAATGGCTGATGCGGCCGACGAACTTCGTGAAGGTTGTCGAAGGGAGGTACCACCGTGACTAAGTCGCTGCAACGAGTTAAGAAAGCTACCAAGGACGACGACGAAAGCAGACATGACGGCCCGCGCCAATGGCGCTGCATGGCGCACGGTTGCCCGGTGACTGCCGGTATCGAGGCGGGAGCCGGCGAGCTCATCTGCCGGTTTCACGACGCCGCGCCGCCGAAGCACTGGAACGAGGTCACGCGTCGTCTGCGCATGCGCGACTGGATCGTGGCTGCGGCGGATTACTGCTCCCGACACGATGTCGCACCAAGCTGGGCGGATCGCGCCAAAGCCGCAGCGGAAGCTCACGGAAGGCCGGATCTGGCGCCGACCGTCCGTGATCTGCGCCCAGGCATCACCCGCGACGAACGCGAGCATCCTCTGCTGTACGCGCAACGGCTCAATGCCGTGCTGGCGCATGAGTGCCTGCTGGAGCGCGAGGCGACGGATGTTAAGCTAGCTATGGCTGCGGGACCGGTAAAGCTGGCCGACGCGCTGCCGGCTATTCATGCGTCGTAGGAATGCCCGCAAACGCACTTAAATCTACGCGTGGGCCGTTTTCTGTGCGAGTTGGTATCAAGACACCATCAGAACCGGAAAATAGCTCCTGGCGCGATCTGGCGCGTTTCTGTCAATCCTTCAGACATTATTCTTTCAGTGTGCGGCAAAAATCCATGCGAAAAGCCTGACTGCACGTGGAGTGAACGGCACCGGCGCGAGTGCGAGGCGAGGATGGTGATGCGATGGCCAAAACAGCGACGCATCGAGTACTACGCACTAGTACGTAGGAATCGCGGAGATCGGGCAGCCGCCGAATTGGTTGAAGAAGTGAGGAGGCAATATGCCATGCACCGCCATTCTGGCGCTTGATCTCGGGACAACCACTGGGTGGGCGCTGCAAAGCCGGGACGGGCACATCCAGAGCGGAAGCCAGTCATTCCGGCCGCAGCGGTTTGAAGGCGGTGGGATGCGCTTCCTGCGATTCCGCAGGTGGCTGACTGAGCTCAAGGCGTGCGCTGGCAACCTGGACGCGGTCTACTTCGAGGAGGTCAGACGGCACGCTGGCGTAGACGCCGCTCATGCTTACGGTGGGTTTCTGGCGACCATCACCGCGTGGTGCGAACACCATCGCATCCCATACGAGGGAGTGCCGGTCGGAACGATCAAGCGGCATGCGACTGGAAAGGGTAACGCCAGCAAGGACGAGATCATTTCTGCGGTGCGAAAGCTCGGGCACAGGCCGCAAGACGACAACGAGGCGGACGCGCTGGCGTTGCTGGAGTTTGCCAAGACGTTGCACGAATGATATAAGCCTTTGATTTTGTAGGTACTTCCTGGGTCAAAAGATTGCGGGTACGAATCGGCGCGATCCAGCGCTAGTTAGTGCTCACTAACCACAATGAATGTGAGCGCCCACTAACCATGCTATATTCTCGGCATGGTGAAGGTTGATATACGCGGCATCGAGCAGGTAAAGCAGCGGCTCGCCAGAATCCCGCGCGATCTCGCGCCGAAAGTGATCCAGCCGGCCCTCAACAAGACGGCAGAGAAGGGCCAAGCCGAAGCAACTCGCGCGATCACGTCCGAGTACGCTGTGAAGGCAACGGACGTGCGCAACAGCATTTCTCTGCGCAAGGCAAAAGATGGTCAGCTCCAGGCCATCATCGAAGTTTTCGGGTCGCCGTCTAAGCGCGGGCGGTCGATGAACCTGATTAGATTCTTGGCGATTGCGCAGTCTCGAGGTAGAGCATCGCGCGTTCGTGGCAAAAAGGTGACGAAGAATGAGATCGCTGCCGTAGGGCGCCAGCTCGGATTCCTGATCAGGCGCGCAGGAGGAATCAAGACGATTCCAGGCGCATTCATCGGGAACAAGGGCCGCACCGTTTTCATCCGCGAAGGCAAGTCGCGACTGCCGATCAAAGCATTGCAGGTGATCGGCTTTTCGCAGATGTTCTCCAGCAGGAAAATAATCCAGCGCGTCGTCAATCGAATCAACGAGTCGCTTCCAGTTGAAATCGACAGGGCGATGAAGCGTCTTATCGCATGACGGTTGAAACGCAGGCAGCATTTGCGCGCCGAATTGGCGTGACGCCGGGCTATGTATCCATGCTCAAAAGCTCTGGCCGTCTTGTTATGACAGATGACGGCAAGGTCGACGTTGAAAAGAGCATCAAGCTGATCAAGGAAACTGGCGGAGCAAAGCCATGGCTCGCAGAGCGTCATGCAGCGGCGAGAGGTCGGCCAGTTCTTCTTGAAGTGCAACGGAGCGATTCGCACGAAGAAACAACGAGGACACAAGACGAAGACGAAATCGGTAACACATATCAGGCCGCGCGCGCCGTCAAGGAGAAGTACCTGGCGCTGCAGGCGAAGCTAGCTTATGAAGAACAGAGCGGCAATCTCATTCCGAAGGAACATGTCGAATACGCGCTGAAATCCTTCGCTACTTCAGCAAGAGTAAAGCTCGAAGTTCTCGCAGACCAGCTCGCACCAGAGGTTGCGCCGATCACGGATATCGACGAATTGCACGCGCTGCTTTCGGAGCGATTCCGCGACGTTGCGGCGTCAATCGCCGATGACATGGCCAGAACAGAAGCAGAGCTTCGCGAAAGGCATGTCTGATGACGAACTACATTGCCTACTGCTTCTCAGTTCTCCGACATGCGGTAGCCCCGCGCAGGGCGCTATCTGTTTCCCAATGGGCTGACGAACACAGGATTCTATCTGCCAAGCAGTCATCAGAACGCGGCCGCTGGCGCACGAGCCGCAATCCGATCATGCGCGAGATCATGGATTGCTTCTCGGTTGGGTCGAAGGTGCGCGACGTGGCGATCATGAAGTCGTCGCAGGTCGGCGTTACGGAGGCGGTCGTCAACGCCATCGGCTACACCATTCACCACGCACCAGCGCCCATGATGGTGCTGATGCCGACGATAGAAGCTCGCGACACATGGAAGGCGCAGAAGCTCAATCCTCTTCTGCTAGAAACGCCGGTGGTCCGTGACATCATCGGCGGACTGAAGGGGCGAGACTCAGCTAACCGGCTTGACATGATCGACTTCCCTGGCGGAGTGCTATTCCTAGCTGGTGGCAATTCCGCCAACAGCTACGCCCAGAAGTCGGTCGCGAAGATCATCCTCGACGACCTAGATCGGTTCCCCGAGGAGATCGGCGAGGAAGGAGACATCATCACCTTGGCGGAGGGCCGGACAAAAGCGTTTCCTCGCTCCATCCGCTGCTACATCAGCACGCCAACAGTCAACGGCGGGCTTATCCATCGTATGTACGAGAAAGGCGATCAGCGCCGCTATCACGTGCCGTGCCCATACTGCGACGAGATGCAACCGCTGGAATGGGGCGGCCCTGACATTGCCCACGGCATGAAATGGCATGTCAATGCTGCCGACGATGGAACAAGGAAAGTCGAAGACGTGTGGTACGTCTGTCGAGCCTGCGGAGGCCAGATTCGCGAGCATCACAAGCCTAAGATGCTGGCCGCCGGAGAGTGGCGCCCGACATTTCCGCATCGCGATATGCGGAGCTATCACATCTCGGCGCTCTACGCACCAATCGGTCTGGGGCCGAGCTGGAAGGATCTGGTTGCCGGCTGGCTCTCGGCGCAGGAGAGCACAGCAACGTTGCGCGCGTTCATCAACACGCAGCTTGGCGAGCCATGGCAGGAGCGTGGCGACGAGGTCGAGGCGTTTTCCGTGATGACGCGCACGGAAAGATATCCGGACGAAATGCCGAGGCGTCTGCGCACGGTTGGGATCGACGTGCAAAAAGACCGCCTCGAGATGAGCATCTACGATTGGGGGCCTGCTGAAGAGTGCTGGGCCGTCGATCACGTGATCGTGTCAGGAGATACGGCAGGGCCTGAGCCGTGGAAGGAACTTGCGCTTGAGCTGGATGCGATTTCGCCGGACTTTGGCGCTATCGATTCAGGCTACAACGCGGATCAAGTCGTGGAATTTGCGCACCGCCGACGGTGGCTGTTCGTCTGCAAGGGCGTAGAGGGGCGAGGCATGCCGCTGATCGAGGACGATGAAACGCGCAGGCGGCGCCTTCGGAAAAAGCGCAAGACCTCTTTCTCACCGTTTCTTGTCTCAGACTACGCTGCAAAGGCGATCTTGATGCAGCGGCTGAAACTGTCCGTCGCTGGCCCTGGATACATCCACTTTCCGGACAACGAGCCTGCATTCGACGAGGAGTTCTTCGCGCAGCTCACCAGCAACAAGCTGGTCGAGCGAACGGTACGCGGCCGCCTGGTAAGAGAGTGGGTGCAGACGAGGGTGCGCAATGAGGCGTACGACTGCTGGAAATACGCTCTTGCAGCGCTGCGGCTATCGAAGGTAGATCCAGCCGCATTCATTGCGCGGCATTCCCGTCAAATCGAGGAAGTCAGCGCGCCTGTCCCGGTCGCCAGAGTCGCTGGGCGCAGATCGCGCTACTACATCGCGAGGTGAGTATGGATATCCTCGTTGACGTTGAGCAGCGCTTGATTGAGGCCGGACTAGCCAGGGAAAAGGTCCGCAACGTCATCGAGCGGCTACGCCAAGACT